TTCTATCTTCGCAGTGCGATTCGATAAGTCTACGATAGCTCCTTGACTATCTTGTATTACCTTAAGGTATTCTTTATCCATTTTTACTCTCCTTTCTATATCTTCTAGTTTTCCTATATAAACCCGTTTATATTTAGGATTAGGTTTATCCTTATTATTTACTACGTAATCGGCGGCCTCTTGCAGAGTTCCTTTCATGTATTCAATGTGTGCCCTAGGCCAGATCTTTTTGACCTGACCCAGAGTTTTTTGCACATTGAAAACAACTACCATTTGGAAATGTTTCGTACCTTTTTTACCGTATTCGGTACCTATCAATAAATAATCGATATTCCACTGCTTAAATGCAGGGTAGCGTTCATATAAATCACGTTTCTTATAGGATTGATCACCGGTCTGAATATCCCAGTAAGGCTGGGTATTCGTTCCTTTGTCCGCCCTTAAAAGAAAATCACTTTCAGTGGGGTTGTTTATAGTTAAACAATATGCATAATTTTTCATAATTAAGTTGTAGAATCGTACACAATTGCTTGTGTGCTTTGATTTAAGTTAGATGAGTATCTAAACTCTAAATTACACGATACGTTAACTTCTGCAGATGTTGCCTGTTGTGTGCTTGTAGGCAATCCACGGAACATTAGCATTGATGTCGGGCAATACCCTCCAAATTTACCTCCTCCAGAAGATGCTTGGGCATACCTTTGATACGGTATTGACTTGTTTATACCACAAACAAAATTGTGTTTATGTACAGCATTCGAAGTCATACGAATTGTTGTTCGCTTGATAATTTTCCAAGCTCGTGAAAATGTAACTGAATCAGTTGGCTTTGCACCAATTTTATAAGGTGTCATTTGATCGTTTAAATATAACGTATCAGCAGCATCAAGACCTTGATACCAACACCAAGATGGTGACATGTATCCTACTGAATAGGCTTCACTTGAGTATGTTGTGGGACCCAAATCATACTGCGGGATACAATCATAAATTGTTACCTCCGAGGCTGTTGAGCCATTGGTTATTAAAAATTCACCTGCAACTAAATCCAAATGAATTGTCGTATTTGATTCACGTTGGGTGATCGAACTACCTCCTGTTGTCATAACAGCTCGTAACACATTATCAAAGGCTGCTTTTATACTCAGATTAGTATATTTTGAATCTGAGTCCGGATTATTTAATACCGGTACTGCATCTAATAGACTAATGTCTAATATCTGTTGCTGGTTATCACCAATTGTTTTATTAGTTAAAATAGCTGTTTTTTGACGATACCTTTGACGTGGACTTTTTAAATCCACTTTTGGCCTGTAAGCGTAAAAAGTGTTCGAATAAGTCGAACTACCTACAGCTGGGCTGTTAATTGATTGATCAGAAAACTTTAAAAGTTTTGTTGGGCCTAACGCTAAGCCGTTAGAGCCTTTCGGTTGCTTCATCGATTCTTCTAGTTTACCTAGAACCTTTATTGCACCTGGCATATTTAATTCCTGTGTAGCTTCCTTCACAACAGGTACTACCTTTTTTAAAACGGTATAGGACTTTTTAGTCGCTCGTCCTACTGACTTAACGCGTCCCATCGTCTTTTTCGGGATAAACCCTCCTCTCATGGATTTTACCATATCAACTTTTCATATTATGAATTAATTTCATAGGGGGGGTTAGTGAGAGTATCCTGGTAATACTAAACCGGCAACTTCACTAACCCCCCTTTCCCCCCTTTCGAGATTAATTCTTATTATAATAATTATTTTTCTATTGTCAAGGCTTAGCCTCTCCGTATAGTCTTCTTCTTAAATCAGGTGGCAGTTCTTCTACTGACATAGGTAGACCTTGCTTCTCCCAGTAACTTTCGTCGCGGTTTATTAGCAGGTATAATGCTATTCTACGAGCTAAGTAATCGAGTTGATTATCTGACACATGTACCTCTAGGTTAGCTGCTCTTTTAGCAGGCCCAGAATTTCATCCATGGTCTCTTCTATCTTCGCAGTGCGATTCGATAAGTCTACGATAGCTCCTTGACTATCTTGTATTACCTTAAGGTATTCTTTATCCATTTTTACTCTCCTTTCTATATCTTCTA